TTAAACGTGCCAAATAAGATGAAAATTCTTGTCCAGTTGAATAATCAGGATCACTTGCAACATATCTATGTTCCCAAAAACAAGTCATTGAACCTTGACCAGAAATCAAGCCATTTTCATATTGACGTTTAAAAGAATCTCCTAATTGACTAATTTCAATTTGATCTCTTGATGTTGTGAACTCATATTCTTCAATTCGTGCCAATGGTCGATAAGCAATATTTCTAGCTTTTATAGATATTTCTTGATTTTCTGTAGGAGTTACTAGTGCTAAAGCATTGGCAGTTGTTCCACCAACAGCAAGAGCAAAACTTGTATATAACTTCATTCCACCTATGTCATCTACATGAACGAACCAACTCCCATCTCGATAGTTATGACCAGAAACTAATTTTAAATTTGAAGAACCATCTGTCCTAGATATTTCAACTTTGTCACCAGTAATGATATTTCCTTTAACTCCAGTTAAAGAAAACCGTTTTCTACCTGTATTTATATCTGAAGGATTAAGGGTTCCATTAAGCGATTGTTCCATAGAACTTCGCTTAAATTCAATGAAACCCCCACTCCCTAAATAGGTGGGCATCTATCTAGGCAGCAATTACAGCAGTAGGAGCAGAAGCAGCCTCAAAGGAAACTTCAGCAGACAAGACTTCACCTTGACTACTTGTCATAGCAATACTTGTTAAAACAACAGTCATCGTCGTAACTTTTTCCTCACTTGCATAATTTTTAATTCCCAAGCTAAGAGTTACTTCATCTGAAGCAGTACCATCTGTCTTAACTAACTTACCCATCAATACAGATGCCTGCGTTTCACCAGTAGTTGCACCTGATGCTGAGTACCAAGAAATCGAAGCAGTACCAGAAATGCTCCGAGTTCCACCCATAAGCTTTCTGTCACGATCACCTAATGTTGTGATGTCTAAAGTTTCTTGTGAAGCAGTAAAACTCCATGTAGTTACGGTTGCGACAACGGTAGAACCGATTTTCATCAACCCATCAGCCCCTGAATAGTAGCCCACGACAATCTCTAAGTTAAACAGTCATTCTATTCTAAGGCGAATCGAGGCAACCAACAAATTTACATTCAACAGTGCTACGTCCAGGGTAGACACTTGTCACCGTTGGAGGGCCGTCATACCTCCATCTTTGAGTAGAAAAATCAGGTGCTTCGTGCATATATTTCCTCAAAGCAAAGCCCGAACCTCCTTGTGTATCTTCTATTCCGTCCATAGCTCTACTATTTTCAAATTTAACGTAATCGTAAACAGACATCACAGCCACATAGTTAGATATAATATGCCCTGCCAAATCATCACTAATATTGTTATATGACAATGTTAAAGTCGAATTATATCTACGTTTGCCATAACGAATAACCGTTTTAACTCCATTTAAAGCTTCAAATTCCTGTTGAGCATATTCACCAGGAGAATAACTTCTTGATGTTGGAGCAGGAAGGTTAATAGGAAATTGTTGTTCTGTTGCCATTAGAGTTCATTCACATCAGGGAAACGAATCTTATATTGAACATAGTCATTAGAACCAATTGCTGCATCAGGATTGGTGTACCGCAAAACACTCATATAGCCATCATCATCAAATGCTACATGACTGGCTGCAATTTTAATAAAGCCTTCTTCACCATGAGTAATTGATTCTATCTTATACAAACGATCATCATCAGTTGTATCCAACACCGTAAATAAAGTACCTCTTAAAGTATCTGGAGCTTTTCCATTCCCAGCAAAAATAAAGGAATTTTTCTGAACACCACCTGTTGACCCTGGTTTCCACCAGTAAACAGTTTTATTACCACTAATTGCGTTTGGATCTCTACTAATAATATTGCCACTATCGTCAACACTTCCATTATTAAATCGACTTGTATGTGTTGTCTCAGTCATTACTCGTATGTAATCACCAGCAACTAATCCCAAAACTGAATCAGGAGTGGTTTCAAAACTTAGACCATGATCGACTTCCTTTCTTGTAACTAATACATGAGCAGCAAATTTTCTTGCATGATTTTCATGTGTACACCATCCACTCATGTCAAATATTTCTTCAGGTAATTTTTCCACATCATTTATAAATTGCACTGTTCTTGGATCATTTGGATTTCCATATTCTTCTGGTTTTCTATAAGCAAAAGTTTTTGCCTTGGTTTCAGGAAAGCCATCTTTTGTATCCTCCCTATAAAGAACAGTTGCTTTAAACATTTTTCTTTCTTCTGGAGTTAAAAAAGTCACTTGTATATCTTTCATATTTCCATCAGTAAATAATGCTTTAACTTCACTTTCCATCTGAGTTTTGGTGATGTTATATCTTATCTGACCATTATCATCAGTAGGAACGCCTGGCCTCAAACTAAATTGACCACCAACAATACAAAAATCCAAGAAACAATAACCAGCATTTTCAAATATAAATTCTCTTAAATTTAATTCTTTATCAATAATACCGTTCCATTTAAATTGATTTTTAAAACAATATTTAGCTCCTAACTGCATGTGTGTAGTATTAACTGCTTTTATACCTGCAATATCACCAGCACCATAGTCAGTATTAGTTAATAAATCATAAACTATTTCAACAATATTGTCCGTTGACGCAAAGAGATTACTTTTACCTGTATCAGTATCAATAGTTCGATAGTTTCCATGATCATCAATTAACCTTTGAACTTTAATTCCTTCTTGTATAAAACAAGAAAGAGAAGTGAGTTGATTTAAGTTTGGACTAGCACCAATTCTTAAGCCTGCCATTGCAAGTTTTTCATAATTAATTCGTGCATCTGCACTGGTGTTTCCTTCATGGAGTATTTCATTGACATGAACTATCTCATGTTCAGGATTATTGCTATGACTAGATTCTTCTGCGTCAAACATAAAATAATCAGCTATAGCATTATTAGGATTTATATCTCTTTGATCATAAAAATAAGTATTGTGAGCATCACTCAAACTGTCACCAAATTTTTCTTTATCAAAATCTTCATCAGGATCTGCTAAGGGTGTTCCTGCTACCAAAGTAAATATTGTTTGAGGTGCATCAACCATCTGAACTCGATCACCTGTGTAATACCCACTGCCTGGATGCCCAGGTTCTACCGCATAAGTTATATAAGACTGAGCATTACCACTTGCATTTATCCATGACTTGCTAGTCATTGCGACTCTAAATCCAGTCCCAGTAATAGCTCTTCCATTACTTATATTTGTTCCAAATGGAACAGTAGCGTGATAGGTCGTAACTGGAACAGGAGGATTTGAATCTTGTACTTGAACTTCAATTGCATAATGCTGAGATTTCACACCATCCGTGTCTGAACTAAATCTCCAATCAAAACCACCTCCATTCGATGCAGGATTTCTAGCAATTCTAAAACGATGAAATCTACCTGTAGCATTACCATTAAGATCTCTTTCTTCTACTGGGACTGTCCATTCCTCAACCCTATCTGTCATTGCGCTATCACTACTTCCAGGGGCAAATATTGAGGCAATAGAACCTACAGGAATTAGTGTGCCGCCAAAATAATAGTCCCAACGCCAAAAATTTATCCCAAGCACAGAACTAGAAGTTCTTGTTGCTACTAATTCAACACCGTGATAACGACTGAAATATGAATTACCACCAGTTGAAGGAGTACCTTTAAAATTTTTTATGCTAGGACTTGCAAAACCTGTCCTTCCCCAGTTACCGTAATTAGCTCCTGAAGGATTAGTTCCTGGCCCAGTTCCCCAGTAAACATAATCATTTAAATCTGGATTATCCCCTGCCCTATTCCAAGGCTCACCATTAACATTGTTAATAGCAGGTGTAATTACAGTTGGTTCAAAATTTCTATCTGTAAAAGAAAAATCTAGAGCTTGCCAATTATCAGTACCACTTTCAAGTGGGCCAAAACTTGAAACCCCTTCACCAACATCGGTAGGATTTCCTTCCGAATCGTAACCAGCACCTAAACCACCTCTTACCCATTCAATATTATTACTAAATCCATTTCCTTTAGCTATATTAGTTGGCAAATTTTCAAGATAACCATGAAAATAAAGTACACCTTGCGCTGCATTATCTTTTGTACCATCAGATAATGCAAATGGCTTAGTATGAAGAGCAGAAGAATAATTTAAAAGATAAACTTGCCTATCTGTTAAATCATTTAAAACAACATTACCAGCCACAGGCAAGAAACGATATTCAAGAGTTTTTCTGTTTTTATGTTTTATATTTAGTGAATTATATTGAGGTTGATTTGTAGAACCTTTTACACAAAAAATCTTATTACATAAATCCTTCCAAGGAGCATCAGTATCTAATATTTTTGCTTGTAATTTAAAAAAACTTAAACGATTAACAAACTTACTTACAGAACCTAATTGAATATTACCGTTATCTCCTTCATAACTAACAATTCTTGATCGACTAGGACATTCGTTTAGATTTTGTATCCCATTAATTTTTCTCCAAACCGTACTTTTAATTCCTATTTCAGTTACATCACATTCTCTAGTATTTGAGAATGTACCAATAGCACATTTTTGGAGAACTAAAGATTCATAAGGTTTTTGTGCATCGGTTACTCCAGCAAAACTCATCCATCCACCTTCATCAACTTTCATCTTGTATGCTTTCCCTGTGTATTGAGGAGTTCCATTAGCATCAAACCAAGGATAAGGACTCCAAACATTTCCATCAGTTTCTTGATAAACCGTTGCCAATGCTGAGCCAACCATGTATTGCTCACCTAAAGCCATAGTCTTATCTGCATCTTCTCTGGTTGTATCAGCAACAGCTTTTGCATCTCCACTACCCCACGGAGAAAATTTATCCCATCTTTTTGTACGATCTATATCTATATCATTTACATCGGCTATCCAAGCTAATTCATCATCTTGTTTTTCAATAATTACATCAAAATCATGACCAGCAGATATTTGTCTATGAGTTTTATCTGAACCATGATCCCTACTTCTTAAAGCAACATATCTTGGGAAAAAATGAATCATTTTTTTTCGTTTTTCACGCTGATCCTTTCTGGGTGTATCTTCCATATCCTTTTGAAATAACAATAATTCCCAAGGAATTTTATAAGCATTACCATTAGGCACTGGAGCATAAACTCCAAATTTAGTATTAGAATTAGGAGTTTTTACGCTTGAAAAACTTGGCCTCCACTTGAAATTACCATCATCATCTAAAAGCTTGACCATGAAAGGATCATTATCGTCATACTCTCTAAGATCTCGTTCAACGTAATTATTAGTATTAGCAGCTTTTGTGTACTGTGAATACCAGTCAGAATTATTTAAACGATTTGATTGATTAAGTTCTAATTGCTGTGCAGTAGCCTGAGTTCTTGTATTAGCACGATTACCTCTAGTAAAATAAAGTCTTAATTTTGATTGTGGAAAGTTATCTAAAAATGATTCACCTACTGCAAAGGTATTAAAAGCTGGTCTTGATCCTAGTTCACCTTGAGAAAACAAACATATAGCATTAATTTCTTGACCATATTGTGTCGGACGAATCTGCGACCAAATTAACTGGCTTGAAACTCTTATCCCTAACCTTGCATAAACTAAAGGAATAAAAGAACCTAAAACAGCTAAATCTTGTTGAGATTCAAATCCACTTACAGGATTGAATCTACTTCTACCTTGAACCCCTCCTATGCTTAAGTTAGGAGCTTCGTCTTGACCTTTATCTTTATCAGCAAGAAGATAAGTAACAGCAGCAATAGCAACAGTGATCGCTACTTTTGTCCAAAAACCTGCATTAACAGCCAGCATTATTAGGCTTACTGGATCACATCTAACATCTGGAATTAATTCATAACCTTTCCTTGAATCCTGATGATATTTAAAAGTTAAATCGACAAACTCTAAATATTCTTTATGAGTTATTCCAAGGACATCACATAGTTCTATTTCGTAGGGTAATAAAGTTCTATAACGTCCAAAGAGGTTAGAGGACTCCATTGAACCGTCTTGTTTACGAATGATAGCCAACCGCCTTTCCAATAAACAGCCATACCATAGCCTTTTTCTGCTTTACACAGAGCTACAACACCAATATTAGCGGTTGTTGTCTGTCTTCCCCACCTTTTTAATTCATCAGAAAATACTTTATAGTCTTTTTTTCTCAAACGCCTATACCAAGATCTTGGTGGGACAGGACTTTCAATACCATAATTATTCAATACTTCTCTAGCTAAAGTTAAACAATCTGCTGCTCTGTGCTTATCAGGTGTTGCCCCTAAACGATAAGGCAATCCCAATAACAATTCAGTTTTCACTTTGCTCTTATATTCCCTGTGACTGGTAAATGACCAACTAATGCACTTGTTAAAAATCTACCAATATTGCCTCCAACAGCATCTACTCCTGTAGAAAGCATTATTTCTATAGTTGAACCAGTGTATCCCATTGAAGTTACAGACCAACTATCAGTTGAAAGAGTATCTTCAACAGCCGTAAATGATGTATTCATTTTGCAAATATGAATATGAACATTCCAACCTTTACTAACAGCCTCATGGGCATAACTCATAGATAACTTATTAGTACTTGTAACACCATCTCTTTGTGTACTTGTATTTGCCAACATCAAAGAAGCTTCAAGATTATCTCCACTTTTTGTTTGTGTTGCCCCTGAATAAAGAAAACTTAAATACCTATAAACACCTTGCCCAAAATAATCATTAGAAGGATTTTGGTAAGAGATACCAGCAATAGTTGGTTCTGAGTTCTGAAACCTATGTTCTGGCCCTTGAGATCTTGGTTTTTTCGGATCATAAAGATCAATAAAAACAGTTATAGGTACTAAAGTTGACATTAGATTCCAATTCTTGATCTAGAAGAACGACTATTTTGTAATGTTCTCATCATTTGAGTCTGTCCCATTGAAGCACCTTGAGTTGCTGCTGAATTGATGATGCCACCTACAGCAGCTTTAGGAACATATTCATCACCATTAAAGTTTAATGTTGGGCCTGTATAATTCACAGTTGTTGTTCTCCCGACACCTCTACTACCAGTCATTTCAACTCCAAGTTTTCCGCTTGGGCCACGCTTAAGAGGCATTATTGCTTCAGGGCCAGCTTCACCCATGATCCCTAATTTCGTCCCACCATATCTGAACATTGTTGGTGCGCCTACGACACCACCTTTTCTATAAGGAACAATATTGTTATTAGCCATCACACCACCTTTTGCAAGTTTTAAATCGGGGAATATTGCACCCATTAAAGGTTTTATAATTGTTGCCCTTATCATGATTCTGAGCATGTCAGCAAGAATAGATTGAACTAAAGATTTAAATTCAAGCTT